CGTCGTGCCCGCCCCGGGCTCGAGGTAGTGCCAGGCACCGTCCGCCGCAGTCCAACCGACCACGGCCTCGCGCTTGTTCGGGCTGCTGTTTGTGGCTTTGCCGTCTTCGGGCGAGATGAACGTCTCGTGAACCGTCGGGACTACGCTTGTGCTCTGGCAGTCGTCGAGCTGGTTGCCGCCCCTTGAGAGAACGGCGGCCGTGTTGAAGTCGCCCTGCCCGGGGACGTTCGCGAAGTTGGCGAGGGCGTGGCTCGTGGTGTCCCACTGCAGCCAAAACGCCCAACACCCGAAGCCGTTGGCGACCTGCACGTTGCTGCCGCTCGTGTCGTCGAACGTGAACCGCAGGTAGGGGTCGGCGAGCCACGGCTGCGACCCCTCCCACCGAGGCCGCACCGAGAGGTCCCAGTAGACGCGCAACACCTCGCCAGGGGACACGGTTACGCCGCCCGCACCGAAGGAGAGCACGGTGTCGGTGCTGCTCGCGTTCTGGGTGACGTAGGGCGAAGCGCCGGTGCTCTGCCCGGTCACCGTGTTGGTGCTGGTGTGGGTCCAGTCGTTGTTTCCGATGATTGCCGAGAACTGCTCGGGGGCGACGAAGCGGGCGTTGGTGAAGTGCGCCAGGTCGAGCGCACCGTCTCGCAGGTTGTACTCGTTAAGGTCGGTCTGCGTGTAGTCGTCGAAGCGGTCGTTGAGGCTGGCAGCGTTGAGGGTGTCGCCGTCGACGAGCGGGCCCCGGGTGATGCGGCTCATCGGTGCCTCCCGACAATGAGGTAGCGGTTGTTCCACACATGCGCATAGGGGCAGGGGTCGCCGTCGCTGTCGTTTTGCGCGCAGTCCTGCGAAGCGGGCGTGCTCTTGAACTGCAGCGCGACCTCGAGCTTGCCCTGCGGGAAGAGCTGCGAAGCCATGATGCGGCTCGTCTGGTGACCGTAGCCGCCCCGACGTTCGGCGATGTTGACGCCGTTGACGAGGATGCGAAGGCGCACCGTGTTCGGGCTGCCTGGTAAGCCGTCGTTGAGACCGAAGGCGAAGATGTTGTGCGCGTAGACGTTGCACGACCACTCGACGAAGAGCTGCCCGCCGGCGAAGTCAATCTCGAAGGGCGTAGAGACGTTGCGCCAGCCGCCCGTCTGCGTCTGCAGAGTCTCGCACAGCCACCCGATGACATCGGTACCCGTGTCGCGTGCTGCGTCCTGCTCGCCGGGCGTGCTTCCGCCCGAGGGGTAGAGGTTCTCGGCGTAGACGCGGTGCAGGGCGTAGTCTTTGAGCCGGGTCTCGTCGACGCTGTTTGCGGGGAGCTGGGTGCGGTCGAGCGAGGTGATGGCGCTCTGCTGTGCACGGAGCTCGGTGTTGACGAGCTCGGGCGAGACGGTGAGGCCGGCGGTCGACTCGCGCTGCGTCCACTTCTTGGTCATACCCGCACCCCCGCGACGACGCGCGTGCCCTTCGAGGTGAACTCGTACTCGTACCCAACGAGCACGAGGTCGTCGGTCGTCTCAATCTCGAAGCAGAACCAGGCGGCCGACTGATGCGCAACCGAGAAGCGCAACGGCACAAGGCGCTCTTCGCGGTACGCACCCTTCCCGAGCTCGGCAGAGTCGAGCACAAGCATTTCGGCCGCGTCGGGCGGCTGCGCTCGATAGGTTGCCTCCTTCGTCGCGGTCAGCGAGAAGTCCTTGTAATGCCGGATTTGTACCTCGGGCTGCCCCGTGGTGAGCATCCACAAGGTGACGTAGCTGACCTGCTTCTGCTGCTGGGGGTCGCCGAAGGCGTGCCAGGCGCTGCGGTAGACGCTCGTGGGCGGGTCGTTGTCCACAAGTGCACCCCCGCTCTTCGTTGCCCCGAGGGCACGCTTGCCGGACATGACGAAGACGCCCCGCTCGGTGTTCGCGTCCCCGCTCTCGTCTCCGACGTTGTGCCCGAAGAGCACCGTGCCGTCGTGCAGGGTTGCGAGCGCGCCGACGGGGAAGCCCTCGCGGCTTGTCCAGGGGCTCAGGGTTTCGATGACTGCGAGCCGGTCGAGGTGCAGCACGAGGCCGAGGTTCGGCCGGTCGTTGCCGTCGACGGGTACGTGCAGCTGGTACTCGCGCTCCTTGCTCGAGTACACCGCAACGGCCCGGGGGTGCAGGTCGGGTGTGATGCGCTCGATGAGCCCGTCGAGGGTCACCGTAAGGTTGATGAGGTCGGAGGTCGCCCCGCCCTCGAAGCCGCCGGTGAGTGCGTACACACCATCGCGGGCGAGGAAGACGACGCCCAGGCCGGGCACCGTGGCGATGCTGTGCGGAGCTCGGCACGTCACCGAGTCGGAGATGGTCGAGACGGTGAAGCCGCCCCCCTCGTTGCGCCGCACCACGTCGATCGACTCTTCGCGGAAGACGAGGAGGTCGTTGTAATGGGGAAACAAGGCAGTGATGCCCCCGCCCCTCGAGGCGAGCTCGATGAAGTTGGTGTCGGGGAACTGCTCGATGAGGCCGGCGGTCGAGAAGAAGAGCGTGCGCGGCTCTGCGACGCCCCCGTCGAGGAACATGCAGCCCGCAAACAAAGCCGAGAAGCGCGCAGCGGGTGCGGGCAACGGCAGGGTGAGCCGCTCGGGCGCAGGGTTGCCGAGGTTCGCGGTGCGCACGGCGTCGAAGAAGACGGTATCGACGTTGTTGCGGATGATGTCGATGAGGTAGAGCGCCGTGTCTTCGGGGTTCTTCGCGTCCTGCGAGTAGTTGGCAGTCCGGTAGAGCTTGCGCGCTACAACGCCCTGCGGCCCTGTGGGCAGGTTGACGGCGCACCCGTTGCGGAAGCCTTCGGAGCTGCCAGGCAGCTCCCACGACTGCTCTGCGGGCGTGCTGAGCGGCCCCTCGCTGCCCGTGTCGGTGACAAAGGACACGGACCAGGCGAAGAGGCTCTCGGCTCCCGGGTCGGTGCTCTCGTTCTTGCCGAGGCCGATGCCCCACCTGCCCCCGTCGGGCACGGCGTCGCCTGCCGTCGGGCACCACAGGGTGACCGCACCGCCTCCGCTAATCTTCGGCGGGTTGCTGCCCGGGCTTGCTGGGTAGGGTTTCACGAGGTTCGCCAGGGCAGGCGCGGGGCGGCCCTCGAAGCCGAAGCCCCGGATGACCTGGGGCAAGGCGCTCGTGCTCTCCGCAGCGGTGCCCAGGGGCCACGGCTTGACGATGACGGGGCGGTCGACGCCGTTTGTGATGACGGTGCCGTAGGCCGTGTCGGTGTACCAGCTCCCCGCCTCGGTCGGTGCGGGGATGTGCCGGTCGGTGGCGAGGGTGCGCAGGAGCGTCGTGGTGCCCGAGGCCTCGTACACGAGGTGCAGGTTGCCGTCTTCCTCGAAGAGGATGTGCTGCCGAGCTCCTCCCGTCAACGCCTGCGCGACGTGCAGGGAGGTAATGGGGCCGACGCTTGCGAAGGGGTCCCAGTCGGTGGCACCGGTGACGTAGGGCTCGTAGCCGACGCGGGTAGACCACCCGCCGGTACGCTTGTCAATGCGAAGGTTCTGCGCCTCGCTCGCGTTCTGCGGGTTCTGCTGCAGGCGCGTCTCGATGCCGCCCGGCACCGGAGTCTGGTAGACATTCTGCCTCATGTGAACTTCAACGGGCCGAACGGGTTGCGCACATAGCGGTAGCCGGCGGTCGGCGTGCCCTTGATGATTCGCCTCGGCACCATCTTCAAGAAGCGCTGCTCCATGCCCTTGTAGAGCACGTCTTTCTTGCGGGCGTAAACGGCCGAGAGGGCCGGGTTCGCGACCTTGAGCGTGAGCTGCTCGAGGGCGGCGTAGGCAATGACCTGCGCGTAGCTGTGCGGCACGAGCGGGCTGTCTTGGTCCTCGAGCATGCGCGGGGCGGTGATGAGCATGCGCACGTTGAGGTCCTGGTCGGCCGACGGGTGCGGGTAGAGCTGCACCGACTGGTAGACCGCCGACTGGTTCCACCGGTACCGCACGGCCTCGCTCTGGAACGCCTGCCCGCTCAAGGTCGAGAGCGAGAGGTCGGGCTTCAGAGTGATGCCGCCCTGCGGGGGCACGGTGTCGACGTTGACGGCGACGCCGCCCTCGGCGTTCGCGTTGCGGATGCGAACGGGGGCGAGGATGTTGGCCTCTTCGCAGGTGAAGTAGTACCGCCGGTAGGGGCCGGTGCGCTTCTCGAGCGTCTCGGGCGTGAGCTCGAGGGTCTGCGTGTCGCTCAAGGAGTAGGTGCCGACCTTCGAGAAGGCGCTCTCAAAGCCGTCGGAGACGTTGAGCGGGTACACCGCGAAGTTCGTGGCCGCAGGGCCGCGCACGTTCACCATGTAGAGGTTGATGGTGCGGGTGCCCTGCCCGACGGCTGCGACCGTGGC